TCTGGCTTCAAGTCTGCCATTAACGTAATCTCCAATAATTCTATCTAACTTATCTGCCATTCATCAAATTCTCCTTTTGTGGTATAATTAAGTTAGAAAATCTTTCAACTAAGCCCGTTCCCAGCGGGCTTTTTTTATTTATTTTTTAGAGGTTCTGTATAATATAGCCACCCACAACAAACTCACAACTGCGATTCCTAACCACATTGGAGCTAGCGATATTAGCCATGCAAATAATAGTGCAACTGCAACAATTCCAATCGCTCTAACTAATCGTTTTATATCTACTTTCATTTTCCCTCCAGTTGAGTTTAACGAGTTCCTAGCTCAGTATGTGATATAATATAATTGACCAAAAATATTTAAAAATATTATAATAAGTTGTTGTAAATTCGTATTTCGCTCAAGTTTGGTCAGCTTGGGCTTTTTTGCGTTCAATCCATATGTTTATCAAGCCATTTTTCAGGGAACACGTTCTCTGACTCGTCAAGGTCTGAGCGGTTGAAATCATAAATGAAGCACCCAGCATTATGCTTGAGTATTTCTCCGCATCTTACGCAACGGTCTTCGCTCATTGTAAATGGCACTGGCTCCCACTTATGCCCGAACAGCTTACACATTAGTTTCATTGGTTGTCCTCATTTTCGTTAATTGTTTTAGAACATTGTAGAAAGCATCCGCTATTTTTCTAGCAGCTTCACTAGCTCTTATTCCTAATTTAGCAACGTTTTTAAATCCATATTTTCTGACAAAATTATTTCGCCATCTTAATAACTTAATTTGACGCTTTTTTGTTGCTTGTCTTTGCTTCTTCCAGCTTGATTTCATTCCATCCCTCCCCACCAGTCATTGACCAGCGATATTAGTTTGTCGGTCATTCTGAGACCTCGTCTTCCCAGTAACAGTAATCACAGAGATAGTATCCGTAATTCATGTTCCACATATCATTCTTTAAATCCATAACACCACATCTGGTGCAAATTCTAAACTCTGTTTCACTCATCAGCCACCACTTTCACTAAATCAACTCCGAGGGCTTTGCCTGCGAGGTAGGCATCTTTTATATAGCAATTAGGAGTTTTACTAAACCACTCAATAAGCCCATTTTCTTGAATCCACCATTCCTCATGACCTATATCTTCAAAAACAAACTCGATAAACTTATCAAGTAAATCCGCAATGCTTTTAGGAATCGTGAGCTGGGGTTGGACCTTATGAAAAGTAATGTCATATTTATCTTCTAGTTCGCCCATATCATCACAACTGTTCCAGAATTCATCTTTTGCAAAATCTTCCCAGTCAAACTTTTTAACTTCTTCATCGTCATAGCCAAATTCGTCAGTATTAAAAACTGGCATTTTAAATCTACCTTCGATATAAATTTCACTCATCGCCGCTCCATTCATTTCCAATCGCTGCTAGTGCTTTTTCTAAATCAGGCAAAATCCAGTCTGTTTGAATAGTTCCTAAATGCCCGTCATGTTTAATCGTTCCAATAACATGCTCAATATTCTTTTTCGCAGTTTTAAGCTGTTCTTGGAGTTTTTTATTTTTAAGTTCTGCTTGTAAAATTTTTGAATTAAAATCTTTAAGCTCTTCTACTCGAATTTCTTGGAGTTTTTCAGCCTTATTCATTAATTCAAGATATTTACTGTCATATTCAAAATCAGACAAAAATGTATCAAAACTAAAAGCTGTACAATAATCAACATCAGTAGTTTCAGGATGTCCATTATCGGTAACCCAAACTACAATTTCATTAGTATGCCAATGCGGTCCGCAATCAATAACGTTATAAAAGTCACCTCGTGTATATTCTGTTGAGCCTTCTCCGACATATCTAAATGACATGATTTGATAAGGGAAACCTAACTCCACTCGTAATAACTTTCCATTCGTTATTATTTTTTGGTCTTGACAATATAAAGTCAACACCTTGTCATGTTCGGTTTTAATCATTCTCACACCTCCCCAGTTGAACCAAAACCACCTGTACGCTTTCCATTTGCGTTGTCATCGTCTGTTGTAAGGTATTTGACAAATACCCCTTGCATTATTCTTTGACCTTTAGAAATGGTTACAGGCTCTTTTGAGATGTTCATAAATAAGCCTTTAAATTCTTGTGGATAGTAATCTGAATCGATAATTCCTACTGAATTAATCAATGCAATGCCACGCTTAACTGGATTACTTGAGCGGTCGTATAATTTCAGTACTTCATCACGTCCAAGTTGAACAGCTAGACCTGTACTTACCATTTTTATTTCATCAGGTTGAATCGTAACTGTTTCGCTTGCTGAAATATCATAACCTGCGCTGTGTTCTGTCGCTCGTTCTGGAAGTGTCGCATTTTTATTTAGTTTTACAAATTGTCTTTTCATTCTCCGTCCTCCACAGGCACAAGCTCATAGCTCCCAGTGTTCATGCTGTCGATTTCTTGCTGGGTGAAGGTTAACTTCCATGCAGTGCCAATAGAATGCGTAAGTGGGTCTGCTCCTGTCCAAAAGAAGTATCTATCCTCATTTTTAAACTGATTATCTTTCGCAAGGAATTGTCCAGTTAATTCCTCTCTCAAATAGAACAGCTGCGGTTTTTCGACTTGATAGCCGTTGGTTTTTAATTTAATCAAATATGTAATATTTATCTCTAAATCCATATATCCTGTTTGTTTATTAGCCCAAGATATAATTTCTATTGGAATTGGATATTTAACAATATTAAAAATTGGTTTACTTTTTAAAAACTTATCTACAAATTCAGGCACGACTGGCAGGGCTTGCTGTGGTTTTGCGTTATCAACCAATGTTTTGAGAGCCAAGTTTTCAGATACTAATCGTTGGTTTTCTCGTTCTAATTCTTCAATATGCTTATTTGCAGCATTTATTCTGCGGTCAGCTTTATTAGCATACGTTTTCCATGTATAATCGAACTTATCCAGCTCATCAACGGCTTTTCTCAAATTATTAAAGTCTTCTGACGTGTTCGTTTTCTTTGGTTTTTCAGGTAATTCAAACTTAGTCATTTTTCGTGTCCTCCTCGAAAACTTTATTGATAATCTCGTTTAATCCAGCTTGCTCAACTCTGTCATCTGATACGTAACTATTTTTTACAATTTCTTTATAAGCTTCTCTAACGCATTCTTTTGCGTACTCTTGCATTTGCTCTGATGTGTAGAGTTTAGGAAAATCATCAACCTCTTTTGCACCAGTTTTATACCATCTATCAATGACATAGCTATATGGCATCCCGTCTTCAAAAACCACAAAGTCTTCTGGACTTACCGCTTCAATCTCGCTTAGTTTCATTTTGAATCCTCCAAGATAGCTGTAAAACTATTTCCGTGGGGTTCTAAAACAAGTATTTTGCGAGTTAGATATTCAAATGAAACTGCGTTAAGGTCATTACCTTGACTAAATCGGAGTAATTCTTTTTCAGATTTATCTTTCAGAATTACATCTTTTCCTTTTTGCATTACTTTTAGTAAACTTTCAACTGCCATTTAACTTTCCTCAAGTTCTTCCATTTTTTCATCAAATTTCCGTCTAGTAATATTTGATATTTCACCAGTTTCAATTGAAGTAAATATCCAATCCAAAAACTTAGTCATTGATACTTCGTTGTATGTTACAGATTCTTCTTCGTCGAAATAAACTTCAATATAGTCAACCCATTCTTCTCCACCCCAACATGTAGGGCAAGCCGGAGAGGCATCGACACTGCCACCTTCTATTGAAGTAATTATGCAGTCATTTAATTTTAGTTTCATCTCATCCCTCACTTCGTCGCATTGACAGCGTCGTCTGATAAATCTTTAGTCTTTTGTGCATCGGTCACGGCTTGAGATAGCTCGTCAGTCTTTTGTTGAGCGGCAACTAGCTTTGAGTTCAAATCACTAATCTGTTGTGCCATGCTCGCCTTATCTTGGTTTGCTTGATTCAACTGATTGGTAACATCCGCTTTCTGCTGATTAAGTGCGTTCAGTTGATTTTGATAATTAGCAGCTTGATTTTGCAAGTTTGAGTTATCTTGATTGATTTGGTCTTTCAACTGGTTAATTTTGTCGTTCAATTGATTCAATCGGTCTGCATATTGCTGTGAGCTATTATTAGCCTGTTTAAGCTGTTCGTTTCGGTCTAGCAAGCGTTGCTTCAAAATAGAGATATTCTGTTGCACAGCGACCATATTTTGATGTCCTGCCCACGCATTAGCTGCGTAAGCTCCAAAAGTTGCTGAACCAAAGATTCCTGCTGCGACTACTGCTGTTGTGATTAATTTTTTAGCTGTTTTCTTCATTTTTTGTTTTTCCTTTTTAGTTTTTATATCAAATCTACATACTTCGCTTTTGCCAGTTTCATGTCATCACGTCCAAGAAGTCGTTTTTCGTTGTCAAATTCTACAATGTAGTTACCTGATTCAAGTTGCTTAATAATTTTGACTTCTTCGCCATCTGCAGTTGTTATTAAGCTTTCCTTGTCAATACCACCACTAAATGGTTTCGGACTTCTTCCAATCGTTTTTCTGTAAGCGTGAATCGTCTTGGCTCGTTCCATGCGAATCGCTTTGGCTTTCTCTGCCTGATAGCTATATGCTTCTTTAAACAGATTGAACTCGTCAGGGCTAAAGAGTGGGCCTATTAATGTCAGCGAACGAATCGGAGCGATTCTGCGAGCTTTAAATATCGCATTAGCACTCATAGTGATATGTTTTCTATCTTCGGTTGATAAATTCAATTCATCAAGCCGACTAAAATCTTTGTGCTTACCTCCGTTTTTGTATGGGAATACCCCCTTCAATTTTTGTATAAATAATTCTTGGACTTCTAATAATCTTTCATCATTCATTTTATTGCCTTTATTCTTTTTCTAAGCGCCTTTAGCCAGTTCGTGATAAATTATCCATGAAATAGCTTAAGCGCTCAATGTAACCGTAATTTTCATGAATTAGAGCTATTCAGTAAGTTCTTTCACTACTAATTCGACTTTCCACATCTTTGTATCTCCAGAAAGTCCTCCATGTTCAAAACTTGTTCTGCGAATGATATTTTTATTATCATCGCTCCATATTCCTGCATCCGTCAATCCGTCGATAATTGCTTTTGACGTCGGCGAATAGTTTGGTGGATCATAACTATAATTTTTAGGAGGATATAGCACAACAAACACATCGCAACGGTGCTTCTCATGGAATTGTTCAAACACTTCATCTGACTGGTCTAGCCATTCATGAGCTGTTCGACATGCAATCCGTCTTAAACGCTGTTTAGTATTATTGGCAGCAATTCTTGAACCATAAGTTGTGCCCTTGTTATCATTCTCATTTATCATTTCTTTTCTGAGAAAGTTAAATTCAAATTTCACTTGCTTCTCCAAATCTAGCAATTGCAGGAATTACTCCTGAATCTGTCAGTTCTTTATTTTTTTCAAAAAATATTTCGGTTGCTTTTTCATTGTCAATACCTTTAACTATTGCGATAAAAGTGATAGGACTTAATACTATTTCCTCTTCATAAGCTTTTTCAACATATCTGCAGTATTGTTTATGGGTAATCCCAGGAATAAAGCTACGGTAATATTCTGATAGCCCCTCATCAAGAGCACGTTTTTTAAGAGTCCAAGCCATTCATATATTCCTCGAATTCTTCCGCTGTCAGTGTTTCTTCGTCTTTTTCAAATCTTTGATTAGACCAGTTAGGAGCAGGTTTGACAAATTTATTATTGTTGTACGTTTGAGTTTGAATAGGCATTAAATCATAATCGTCTTCCCAACCTTTGCCGTTAAACCATGTACTGCCATGCTTTATATAGTTCTGTTGGGTATTTTTGATTCGTATTTCTGACAAATAGTTTTCAAGACCCGTTTTAATCTCTTCGTCTGTCGTTCCAGATTTTACAGCTCTTTTATAAGCTAATAGAGCTTTCGGTTTTCCTTTTTTGTTAGGATAAATTTTCCAAAGATTATTAAATCTAGTTTCTAAATCAGACTCTTTATCGGACTTGTCCGATATATTATTATTTGATATATTAATTGATTTATTAGTTGATATATTATCTTTTAGATTTTCCACAATACCCCCTTTGGATTTTTCACTAGGGGTATTTAGATTTTTCACAATACCCCCCTTAGATAAATCTAAATAGGGGTAAATATATCTTTTTTTAACTTCTTTACCTTCAAATTCATATTCCATTTTTATATAGCCTTTTTCTTGTAACTTTTTCAAAGTTGTTGAAACTGTCCAAGTTGTTTTGCCGTACCTTTTAGCAAGATAAGCATTTGAAGGAAAGATACTTCCAAAAGAATTAGCCATCGTGTATATTTCACTAAAAAGAAGTTTTTCAAAATCATTTAAGTCATCAGCTTCCACAATTGGAACTGGAATTTGATTGAAGAATTTTGTACTTTGTTCCAAACTTTCTCCTTTCTTCTATATTTATTTCAATGGGGTCGAATTCGACCCGTTTAGATTTCAAATTAAAAGCTGGCGATGAGTGGTTATGTGTAAACACTAAATACTCATTGACTTTACGGCTCGTTCCGCCACCCTCCAGCTTTGACTAAATACGAAACTACCGCCCAAGGTAGTCTTGCTTAAAGTTGAATTATTTCTAATTCTACTGCTCAGGATTAGTGAGGACTGCAGTTTGCTCATAGGTATTAAATTAAATCTGAGTATGAAATTGTTTGCATATTTCGTTTTGTTGCTTTGCAATAGTTACATTGTTCGCATCTTACTGGACTTCTGCCATTCAATACTTCAATATATTTGTCAGTAAATTCGCAAACCTCATCAAGTGAATCATCTAACCAATCTTGCGGAATAGTAATTCCAGCACTATCTGGAAAAATTTCTTTAGTTACTGCATAAATAACTGGACTAATATTCTTTCCAATTTTTTCATCGTCTGACTGCCTTAATATTTCTTGGTAGATAGCCATTTGCCAAAGATACTTTCTTGCTTTAATCCAGCTCACTCTTCGGTATTCAGTTTCTGACCATTCCTTATCTCTGATAGAGCCTCTAATCGTTTTGATATCAATGAATATATTTCGTTCAAGATTCAAACAATCTAAGAAACCATGAAATTCGATTCCTTGAATTTTTCCGAAGATTTCAAGCTCTTTAACTCCTTGGTAGATTGTTTTAAATAATGGATCCTTATCAAGAGTTTGAACCATTTTCTCAGCAATTTGAAATTGAGACTTCAGACTTCCTTTTTTAGTGAACATGTCTGATTCATGTTCTAATTTAAACTCCTCTAAAGCCTTATTGCTTTCAAAGTATTTATGAACATAGCTTCCAGCATTCATAGCTTCAATTGTTGATGGAGAAAAAGTGGCTTGTCTATCCCATTCTCCAGCCATAACTGCAACAGCTTCGGCTTCGCAATCAGAGAATGCTTTTAAACTTGAAAAACTTAACCTTTTATTCATCAGCTTTTACCAATCGGGAACAGCTCTTCTACTTCATCTTCTGGAAGTTGTTCCTGGCTTTCTGTAGAAGGTTCATTCTGTGAAACTTCAGAAGTCACTGATTCATCAATTGAAATAATTGGCTCATCTGGTGTAACATCTTTAGCATTTTCAAAACGCTCACTATCATCTTCTGTGATTGCTGTTTGAATCATTTTTGATTCAATAGATGCTGGAGCGTATTTAGTAAGCATGGCTTTTAAAACTGTTTTTTGAGCCATTGCATCAAAATGGTCTCGCCATGGACCATTAGCTGATTTGACAAACTTTTTCTTATGTGCCAAGACTTGCTCTTTTGACCAGTAAGTAACTTTTTTAAATCCATTAGCTAATTTCATACTTGCGAAATATCCAACTGCATCTCCACTTGCTTGCTGAGTAAAATCAAGTTCTAATTCTTCAAAAAGTGGGTCATAGCTTACAAATTGACTTTCATATACAATTCCACAGTTAAGCCCCGTCAATTGACCGCTTCGTAAAGCTAATTGAATAAACCCTTTATATCCAATTTGAAATTGTGCTTCTCTCCCATAAGGAATTACATAAGCAAATCCAAGACTTGGTTCAATTGGTAAATCAAGAGTAGCTGCTTTCATTGCTGCAGTCATAACGCTATTTGCATCAGCATTTTTTAAATTAGAATTACCAACTACTGATAGTAAACTTGCAACGAAGCCTTCCGTTTTTTTGCCTAGCACTTCTTCAAACTTCTTTTTTACCTCTGGGCTTTTAAGAGTTTGCTGTGTTTTAGTGATTTGATTTGACATTTAATGTTCTCCGTTTCTAATTTTTGATGAATCGTGATATAATCTAGGTATAAAATTTATAAGATACATCACGTCTTAGTCCGCATTCCAGTGCGGGCTTTTTTATTTTGTCAGTTCAACCGCTGCTTTATAAGCATTTGACCATTCATAAAGCTGAGGGATGAGCGAATTTTGAAGAAAATCTTTTGAGTAAACTGAGAGTTTTTCTTTATAAAATTCGACTGACTCTTGATAAACTACTTGTCCAAGATGATTAATTGTTTTTACTTGTTCCATTAGAACCTCCATTTGCCTGCGAGGGCTTTTTTAGTTCCAAACTTTTTTCCAGTCTGAAATACATTCATTAAGCATTGCAGCTTTATCAGCAGCAAGCTCTTGCTTATTCTTTTTGCGTGAAGTCATATAAAGACTTCCGTCTGGTCGTTCCCAAGTTTCAAAGACCACTACTCCACGATTTTCTCGTTTGATTAAATCATGATAGATTTGTCCAACTGGTGTTGGAATTAGTCGAACTTTACGACCGTTTATGATTGTTGTTTCCATTAATTTCCTTTCTATGTATGCGTTTTAATCCTCCGAGTGCTATAATTGCTGTGAGCAGATATTTGCGGTATTTGCTTAGTTTTATGGAAAGGAGGTATATTTTGGAACTTAAAGATATATATAAAATCGAAAAAATTACACAAGATGAATTAGATAATGTAAACTTACTTATCGAAAATGGGTGGGTAATCCTTCAAATTGGAACTGATGAACACAGATATGACAGATTGGGATTTCCTGTTGGTTCCGAAACAATATTTTTTGTTGCAGCTGATAAACCCACGTTTGAAGCTTTTAACTTGAAATTGTATCAACAACAGCTAGAGATACAGGCTGCTGCTCAATCTTTGGCTGACTCTATAACTAGTGAATTAGAAGCAACTAAAAGAATTAGAAACCGGGACAAATCTATTAAAGTAAGCCGAGAATATTCTGGTGATTATTCTACAGTCATTTCTGATGATGATTTACCTTTTTGAGAGCTTTTTCTTCCTCCCAAACTTTCTCAGAAGCACCTAGCACAAATTCATCAATGCTTTCTGCCATTAATAACCATCCATTATCAAGCAAGCGATTGGCTTCATCAACATCGCTTGTTTTTTTGACCTGTTTAATCATAAATTTCTCTTTTCTAGCGGAGCACTGCATTTAATTTTGATGGGTTGACTATGTATGTGTAGGTCAT